CGCTAGACGGCGATCTATCCTCTCTAGTCGTGAATTATGTGGGTATGACCAGCGCAAGTGGCTTGCCCGGTGCTTACGTCACAGCCGTCGGCCAAGCCGGAGCTGGGGTGTTTGGGGCAGACGCATCCATTGTCGCTAAGTATATCACAACGGACAGCTACTTTGACTTGCTCAAGGGCGGGTTAATTTCGTTAGACTTTACTAATAGTGCTTTGGTTATTCCCACAAAAAGGCTTATGCCTTTATCAATCAATAGTACGCTACTACCACCCAATCCAAGACAACGAGAATATCGCAGAAACAAAACAAGGGGCGAACTAAGCGCACTCATTAACGACGCCTTTGCTAAATCGACTAGAGGCGCATTTTTTGCGGGTGGGCCAGTCGTGCCATATCCAGTAACGATTGAGTGGGTTTATGCTGGCTATGTGCAGAGCGCAATTTCATTTACCCGCCGTGGTTTATTCAATCAGATCGAGGAGCAGTTCACAGAGTATTTCCGTGGGACAGACAACTTCTACACCGTTGACGGAGTTATCAATGTGCGGGCGGCTGAATCATTCTCAGATGTAAATTTTAACTTCTAATGAAAACGAATCCGCTCCGCCCAATTCGGGCAACGGCAGACGGCGTTGGTATTAGCGTTGAATATATTAACGAAGTGATTAGCCGAATTGAGGACTTAGTGGAAACAGCACAAAGACAGAAGCCAATAGCGGGAAATAATATCGAGGTAAATTTTACTGGTGATGGTGCGGTGATTAATGCGGCCGACTAAAAGCCTAAATGATTACGCCTAAAATCCCTCTGCTAAAGGATGGGCAAATCCTATCGGTCGATGTGGTCAATAGTATTATCAAGCGCACGGAATATGCAGGCGACCTGCTCAAGCAGTACAAGCTGATTGCGGGAAATGAAATTTATGTCGAGCCACATTACGTTGGGACGAGGGTTAGCTATCTTCAGCCAGTTGGTGGTGGTGGGACGCCTCAGCCTGTTACGCCACCAAATACAATCACAATTAGTGGAAGTATAAGTAGATTTACCGAAGCGGTTACTATTCAAGGAACTCTTGCAAATAAAATTGATGGCTCAGAATTACAATTATATATTGGTGGAAATTTAGTTTCTACAATTCTAGGAAATGTGCTTGGATTTTCATTTAATTACAACACACAACAAGTTAACCTAGGAACACAGGCGTTTGTTCGGCAAGTGTTAGATGGAAATCTTGTTGGAATAAGCAACACGATACAGCTTCAATATGCCTCAACTGGGCCACAATGCGGAATACTTTATTCCGATAATTGGGAAAATATACCAAGTGGGATTAGCTTTTTTTATGGCGGAAACGTAAAACAGGAGCAGTTATTGAAATGGGGATTTTTTGCAAGCAGAAGCCCCGGAATAATGCAAATAATTATTTCAGGCACAACCGTTGTAAATACCGGGTGTTTTGGCGGAAGCATCGGCGGCGATAGTACAGGAGGGACCTTCTTGCTTCCGGGTCTTACGCGTTTTAACGTGCAAATCAATAAGTGTGGTGGCACCCTTGGCAGTTTTATTTACGCTATTCAATGCTAATACAATGCAGATTGACCCGCTTAATTCATTGCTTGATATTGCAAACTCTGGATTTCAAATTGCATCAGACCAAATAGTTAATCATAGAAAAGAAATATGCAGAAATTGTAGTTTTTGGGATTGCGACGCTTGGAATGGTTTGGGCAAATGCAATAAATGTGGTTGCACTGGCTTAAAACTAAAAATGGCGGCCTCAAAGTGTCCTATTGGATTATGGGCATCGGCTAGTAATTGACACTCACCCACCCTAAATGGCCTCTACGCTAGACCTATACATCGACACATCCACGGGTGCTTTGCTCGATGGCGGGAGCGTGGCTGGCGGGGCGTTGCCTACGCTTACCCGTAATGATTCCTATACCCTGCGGCTACGGCTACTAGAGAAGAGTGCGTCTGGGGCATTGACGGATATTGATACCAGCGGGGCAAGCCTAAAGGTTGGGATTGGCAACATTGAGGAGTTGCCTACTGACGGAGCGTTCAAGCTAACTTGCAACGGCACCACATCTGGCTCTATCGCCTATAATGCCACGGCAATTTCAGTTTATAACGCTATCTCAAACAATGTTTCTACGGTCTCCTTATATGGCTCTGGCTCTTATGGCTCATACCTTCTCACCGCTACTCAGCCGAACACGGCGATGTCTTTTGGGTCAGATTCTTTCACGCTATTTCCAGCCAGTTCCGTTATCGTCAATACTCGCCGTAACCCCGCTACGGGCATAAACGCACAGCAAGTTGTGAAGCTAGTTCGTGATCCGATTGTTTATGCGGATACCTTTACTAACACATCTACGGCCAACCAAATTGTTTTAACCAAAATATCTGATGGCGGGCAGGGGCAAAACGAAACCTACAACCTTTCATTTGGTCAGCAGGTTGTGGGAGGCTTGTATTCTCTAAATTGGGGTGGAACTTCCACGACTGGCATCGCTCCGTTTGCGTCAGCAGTTACGGTACAGTCAGCCATATCCTCTGGAATTAACACGATTACGAGCAACATCTCAGTCGAGGACAACGGCAAGGGAGGCTATACAATTCAATTTACTGGTCGCCTAGCCCAAACCAACATCACTACACCTCTTCAGTTAGATTCCTCTGGTATCAATTTTCTTCCCTTAAAACAAACCACCCTAACAATCAACACTTCTGGCGTGGAAGATGCCTTTGCCGTATCTGGCGAGGACACGATTACGCCTACCATTGAAATTGAAATCACTCAAAACGGAACGCCGAAAACTATTTATCAAGGGAATGTAACAATCCGCAAAGACCTCATCACGGCTGGGGCAGTAGTACCGGGAGACCAAGCTCAGTATTATACAAAAGCAGAATCTAACGCCCTATTTTTCCCAGCGGTTTGCGGTGGATTTAACTTTAATACTGGCGCACTTCTCGACGCCACTTCTGTCACCGCCATCAATTACAACGCAAGAAACCTAGTAGATGCCGCTGGTAACAATGCCGTCTCTTGGGGCAACGGCGTTCAGTTTCAATCTGCTGGGTTAGGGTTCTACGGTGCTACTCCTATCGCCAAGCCAGATAATGTTTCACTATTAAATGCTATTTCGTCCCTTGGCCTGATTGGTACTGGAGTTTCTCTTAACCTTGGCACGATTACCTTCCCCGGCTTTGATGGTTCTTCCTCTACTACCTTTACTTTTACGGCTCCGACGATTGCCCTCCCAGCATTAACAACCGTTACGATTGGGGCGACTGGATTGCAAATTGGGACTACCACCGCCCAAAAGATCGGATTCTTTAACGCCACCCCCATCGTTCAGCCGGTAAGTACCAATGTAATTTCTGCGCTTACTAATCTCGGCCTAATCGCCACAACCGTTACGCTTGGGCAGGTGGTTACGCCGGGAGGATTATCTAGTTATGTTCAGAACTCTAGTTCAAATGTAGATGCGACAAACAGGATTTTATATGGGAGTGATAGTGCCCACGCAATTAACTATGGTGGTCGAGCATTAAAAATAAATAATGCGGTTACTGCGGTTGACTGGTCGTTTTCTGGAGTTACAGCCTATTATGATGTCGGAGTTGCTGACACCAGAAATGTAATTCTTGGCACAAGCTCTGGCACAAAGATCGGCACGACCACATCCCAGAAACTAGCTTTTTATAACAGCACGCCAATCGTTCAGCCGTCCAGCATTAACGCTGTATCAGGATTAATTAATCTCGGCCTGCTCGCCTCAAGCGCAACCTACGGAGTCCTCCCGCAATCGACAGAAACAGTCACAACATTAACTTCGCTAAACTTCGGTTCAGTCGGAGCTAATTCTAGCACATCTATTACCGTTGCTATGACAGGAGTGGCCATAAATGATTTGGTATTGCTTGGACTTCCAAACGCAATTTCGGAGGGATTAACATTCTTTGGCCATGTAGTTGCTGCCGATCAAGTTCACGTGGATGCAGTCAACGCAACCGGCTCAAGCAAAACTCAGTCTGCCGCAACTTTTCGAGTCACCGTCATCGGCTACTAGCCTTTGACACTCACCGTCCAGAATGGCCGCTGGCGTTTATAATCTAACCGTAGAGCAAGGCGTGGATCTTGCCCTTGAAGTGGCGGTTAAAGATTCTACCGGGGCAACCTATTCCCTGGCTGGATCTACCGCAGCCGCTCAGATCCGCGATACCTTTAACGGCAACCTATTGGCCGCCTTTACCGTAGTGACCGCCACCGGCACCACTGGCGCTATGACGCTTACGCTCAACGCGGTCCCCGCATCGGCCTTGCCGCTGTCCGGCGGCCGCTACGATCTGCTTTTAACCACCAGCGCAGCCACCAAGATCCGCCTGCTGCAAGGATCGGTTACCATTGCAGGTGAGGTGACCGAATAATGCCTATCACCGCCACAGTCTGCGGGCCTGCCAGCATCACAGTCGCCGTGGGCACGCCAATTGTGGCGGGTTCTCCTGGCGCGGCCGGAGTAACTACCGGCACGGCCGTGGCGTTGGCAATCGCCCTAGGATGACAAGGAATAACACAATATGAAGCAGATCTGGCCAACATACGCATATTCACCCGCGACTAACGTCCTTACGCTCACCGGGCTAAACATTGATCGCGACCAGCTTCTGCTCGTAACCGCCGCCGATCGCGGGCGGATCATGTACAACTTTGCGGATAGCTCCGTCACCGCCTCTGCCTTCACCTCTGGGGCAAATACCGCACTCACCCTGGTGGCGACTACCGCTGGCCTGACTACGACGGCCGCCCTGGTCATCTACTTTGACGATCGGGCGACCAGCAGCACCGTTACCGGCACCGTTGAGCTGGGGCCGACATCGCTTAACGCACTGGAAAGCATCACCGTTACCATGGGGCAGGTGACCGTTACCGGCGGCCTGACTGACGTACAACTCCGAGCCAGTGCAGTGACCGTGGGCGGGACAGTTACGGTGGGGAACAGTCTTACGATCAGCTCGCTCCCCGCCATCTCTGGCACGGTCACTGCTCAAACAGACTTGGATACCAGTACTGGTCAACCTTGTATTGTGCTTGGTTACGGAACTCCTGCTGGGATGTCCAGAGTTACCCATAATAATGCTTTTCCAGTTCAGATTTTAAATACTACAGGACAAATTACCCCAGTTAATCCTCTCCCTATTTCTGGCACAGTCACCATCGGAGCAGGCACAGCACAGATTGGAAGCGTTACGGCTTCGGGTACAGTAACAATAGGAAATAATATTACCTTACTGGGAAACCAATCAAGTGGGATGCCTGCAAGCGTTTTGGATGGTGCTGGGATTCCTGTTTATTTTAGAACATCTGATCAAAACCCTGCTGGTGGTAATTTCCCCATTTCTGGTACGGTTACCATCGGCAACACGGTTACGATTGCAGGGACAGTCACAGCCAACCCAACAGGCACACAGACGATTGCGGGTTCAGTAACCCTCGGGGCAGGCACAGCCCAGATAGGCTCTGTTACCGCATCCATCAGCGGGACGGTTCCCATCAGCATCTCCTCCGTCACGGTTGGCAATTCGGTGACAATCGGCTCCCTCCCTGCGATTAGTGGAACGGTCACCGCAAACACATTCGCCCTGCAAGGCACGGCAGTCACCACCTCTAACTTTACCAGCACCACCGCCTCTACCGTGCTGGCCTCTTTCAATGCGACAAGGGAAGTGCTGACAATTTTTAACGAGGGAGCGGGCAATCTGCATATCGCACCCGGAGCCACTTGCACCACCATCGCCTATCAGGTGCGCCTATCGGCGGGGGATTACTACGAAGTGCCAAATCATCAAACGACCATTACGCACTCGGCAGTGTTTGCAACAGCGGGCACGGCACGAATTTGCGAAGTTAGCTAGGAGTAGGCGATGCCTCTCACTAAAGCCACGCTTCAATCTACTGGAAACTTTGGCAACCCAGATCAGATTGGATACATTAGTTCATCATTTTATAGTGGTAGCGGTTCTCTATGTATTTTGCCAGTAACCACAACAAGATTTGATTCAACAGGGGCGACTGGTTTTGGTGATAGGGCAATCTTTTTTTGGAGATTTTTAATTGCGAGACCAACAACGATTAGTGGCGTTTCTCTTGCATTTACTGCAAACACGGCAACCACAAAAACACTTACATCAATTACTGAAAGTGGTGGAACAGCAACGGCAACTTCAACCGCTCACGGATTTGTGGCTGGCGATAGAATAAGAATAGCTGGTGCTACTCCATCAATTTATAACGGCACAAAGGTAATCTTAACAGCGGCAACAGATACATTCACATTTGCAGTTACCGCTGGTACTGGCTCGGCATCTGGAACAATTACAGCAAGAGAGTTTGTTGGTTGTGCAATCTACGATTATGACAGAAGCAATCTTTTGCCGAGGAATAAGCTGGCCGATTGTGCTATACTTCCATCAACATCAAATGTAATCACAAACCTTGACTCAAATATAACCCTACCTTCTGGAATGCATTGGGTTGGCTTTGGATCATCCAGAAGAGGAAGCAATAATTCTTTCGCTACAATAGTTCAGGGAAATGAAAACTCGTCTATAGTTACCACTATGCTATTTGGTGAAAAAACTGGAGGATTTAGTCAATTTCGAGGTGGGACAGGAGTTTATGCTTTTGATAATGTTTCTAGTCCGTCTTATTTATCTGATGGAAATTCTGGATTTGCTCCAACACTAACTGCTGGTTTGCCAGCAAATGGCACTGCTTTAGTTGGCATTAGATCTGAAACTTCAAGCGGTAATGCTTGGTTTAGCAAATGCCCAATGCTCGGTCTAGTGGTTGCCTAAAATGCCCCTCCTCTTCATCACCCTTTTGCTTTGCTCTTGCTCGCCACCGCCAACTAATAACACGGGGCTACCGGATTACAGCGATATGTCTGCGGCCGAGGATGCGGGGAAGGCGAAGTGAATGGACTGCTTCGATTCAGCCGAATGGCGTCAGCTAGAAAGCTCACTCCGCTTTCTTGAGGCCGAGGGATTCATCGAACGTTGGATCGACAAGGACGGCGTTGATTGGGTGCGGATTGCGGAAGGAGCTGAAAACGCCACCTTATGAGCACCGACCAAGTCGCTGAACTTTCAGAGCGGTTAAGCCTAGTGCGAGAATCAATAGCCCGGATCGAAACTCGCCAGAGGTTATTATGGATATGCTGGAACGCTCCCAAGCCAGCCTGGGCGAGTATCACGGCCGCCTAACCAACATGGAGCGCGACGCCCACACGATTAAGACGAAGCTGTGGCTGGTGGCGCTGGTATCTGGGGCAGTGTTCAGCACGATCTGGGAACTGATTAAGCGCCGGCTCAGCTTTTGACACCTCGTCTGCTGGCATGGACATACTCAATAACATACTCAATAACTGGCAGTCGTACCTCGGCGCCCTCTCGGCCGTGCTTGTCGCCGCCATCGCAGTTGCCTCTCTTATCCCCGGCGACCAGCCAGAGAAATCACTGCAAGCCGTAGTCGATTTTCTCAGTAAATTTTCGAGAAAGTAGTCGCCCATGATCGCCGGAATCTTAACGGCGCTGGGCGGGATAACTGGGATTGTGCTTTGGTTTTTAAAACGCAAATCGCCCCTGCAACGCAACTGGGAAGCCATAGAGCTAGAGCGACGCAGGCGGCAGAGAGATATAGATGCTTGGTGGACTAAACGCCCTCCTACTGATTAGCGCTCTAGCGCTCTGCAGCTGTGCCACGACGCAAACGCAGGACGGCCCGCCGCCTAGCCCAGACAGCATCAGCTATTTCATCTACGCCTGGGACAAAGCGGAACGAACAAACCCCCCGTGCCCACAGGCTTATCGAGACTTGTTTGCGGAATCGCTCAAAGCGTTATCTAACAGCTTGGCAGAAACTGAACGCGAGCGAGCGCGGCAGTGACTACGCTGACTGAAGCTGGCTCCCGCACTATGCGGGCGATCGGCACACTAGACGTCGGCTTTCAAAAACAGGTGAGGGGCTGGGTCAACGAAATGGTCACCAGCCGGATCGAGCCGCTGATCTACTGCGGCCGGCGCACAATGGAGGAGCAGTCGGCGCTATATCAAAAAGGTAGGACAAGTAAGGGCAAGATCGTGACCAAGGCCAGACCAGGGGAAAGTTATCATAATTACGGCCTCGCGTTTGATTGGGTACCGCTAAAAAGGACGGCAAAGAATGCGGATCTATGGGTCGCAAATTGGGACGATGAAACCGCTTTTCGCCTAGGCGAGCACGTGGGGCTTAGGTTTGGGCTAGTCGGCATCAGCTGGGAGACGGGCCACTTGCAGACCAGTTTATACAAGACATGGCGTGACATTCCACGCAAGCCTGTGGAACAAGTAAGGGCCAAGGACATACCGCAAAAATCAAAGGCCACTAGCTTAGTCAGTAGCCGGCCGTGGAGTAGCCGGTGAGCCAGATGTCGCCGGAGCATGAGAAGCACTTGGCCAGCATCTTGTCGGATCTGGTAAAGGACGTGGATGCCAAGTACCGCAAGGGGCAAGAGCAACACGGGGGAGCGTTGTGGCGCAGGCCCGTGTGGAAGGATGCTTGGGAGGAATGCCTAGACCTATGCACGTATCTACACACTTTACGCATGCAACTTTCGGTAATTGCCGATCTGGCTTTGCTGGGCGCAAGTGACGAGAGCGTGGCCGCGTCGTCTAGCAGGGAGAGTTGCCGTCAGATTCTCGCCGTGCTCGAAGGATTCCCCAGCGCAGTCGACAAAAAGTGAAGGTAATTAAAAAATGGAAAAAATGGCTGGCCGTCAGCTGCTCCCACGGTCACCTAGCGAATGCGGCTGCCTGCAAAAGTGCGCTCGAAATGAAGCGCCGGTGGCAGCCGGATACTACTCTGCACTTAGGTGATTTTCTGGATCTATCTGGGTTAATGGGTTCAGCCCGCAAAGATCCTGACAGCCCAGAGCGATCTACCAGCATACGTGAAGACTTTGACGCAGGGCTAAATTTTCTACGAGAGCTGGCCCCACAGATCGTATTTGAGGGCAACCATGAGCACCGCCTGACGTCCCTACAATACTCACCATCGGCCATTGTGGCGCACTGCTGCACCTCTGCGCTGTCCGAGATCCATAACGCCTGTAAAGATCTGCGGGCGCAGTACGTGCCTTACGATATCGAGAAAGGTTGGCGCGAGCTGGGCGGAACGGCATTCGGACACGGTTTTATGTTTTCGGAGGCAGCCGTGCGTGACCATGTGGAGATGCTTAGAAAGCCCGTTGTGATGGGCCACCTACACCGCGTCGATCGCGCAGCCGGCCGCAGCATCGGTGCGCCAGTCGGTTGGTCGATCGGGTGCCTAGCCGATATCGCCAGCATGCACTACGCCAGGCGTCAGCGGTCGGTTACCCGGTGGCAGCATGGGATAGCCTGGGGCGAGTACGCAGAGAGCGGGGAAGGGTGTGCGGTGAACGTACTCTCGCCCATAGGAGGCGTGTGGCGATACCCGGTGTAGATTGGGCAGCGGCCCTAGACGCCTACGTGGCCGGGGATCGGGAGGAGGTAGTGCCGCCGGGATGGTTTACAAAAATTGATATCGCAAAGCTGTGGGGCAAAACGCCGGTCTACACAAACAAGGTCTTAACGCGAATGATGAAATCTGGCGGTGCGGAAAGAAAAGTATTTTCGATCCGAATTAAGATATGCAATCGGGGCAGTAAAGTAGGACATTGTCGCAGGGTGCCGCACTATCGGCTGACTCCCGCCAAATCACGCAAAAGCTAGCGTCTTTTTTCTTTCGCCAGCTCTTTAACTAGCAGGGTAGTGATATATGCCGAAAGGGATAATCCGCTTTTTCTAGCCATTCGCTCACCGTTGCGTTTTACCTTTGGGTCTATGGTAAGGTTAGTTTTGGCCTTCTTCATAGCAGTATAGTATGCGCAATAAATGCGCTTACAAGTTGTTTGGCATACTGTTAATAATTAAAATAAAAGTATTGCATATACGCCGTCAATGCGTAGCAAAGGCGTATGCCTCGCCCACGTCTCCACAGCAATAAGTCAGAAAAAACAAATATCGTATTACCTGTTGGAGTAAAAAAAGCGTCTCGCAAACTGGCTACTGCTCGCCGCGTTTCACTTTCCCAGCTGATAACCCAGTTGCTTGCAAGAGCGGCGGGAGAGCAAAGCTAGATATTTATGAACTCAGTGCGTCTCAACGATACGGCCATGAATCTGCGCAAGCAGGATCGAGCCCTCTCCCTTCGCCAACTAGGCGCCGCCTACGGTTTGGGGTATGTGCGGATTAAGCAAATGCGGGCACTGTCAGGCTTTCCGCTGGTCGCGGGTAAGGTAATTCCGTCTGACTTTGATCAGTGGAGGCTGGCGCATACTGGCCTAAATTTACCGCGTCCCGCAGATCGTCTACGCAATGCCGTTGGTAAAGCTCATGCACTAACGTCGAGGAGTGATTCACGAGTCTCATGGCGACAGATTGCGAACACCCTGAAAGCCGAAGCCTGGTTACACGAGTTACCCGAAGGGAATGGAAGCAGTGACGTTTAAGCCCGCAAATATCCAAGAGCCTACGCCAGCAAAGCGAAGCTCGCGTGCGGGGAACTTCGCAAGTGATCTCGCGGCCCTCGGCCTTCATTCTAGCCAGCATGTGTTCGATGGCGGCCGGGATAGGAATGCTAAACGATTTGCCAGTGCCACCCTTGGGGCAGGGAAAGGTAAGGACGCGATTCTTCAGATCGACGCACTCAAGCGGGATCTGTGTCTCGCGAAGTCGGCAGCCAGTAGCCAGGGCAATCTCAAAGCTGACTTTCATCCATTCGGGCACACCTTCCACAGCCAGAGCCTTCCGGGTGATTTTAATTTCATTGTCCGAAAAGACAGGTTTAACGCGGGCTATCGGGCCCCTTTTAATTCTGTAATCCA